CGAATCTGTTCTTCGCCGATGGCTTCGCCGCGTGATATGGCACGTGCAACACGGATGGTCGATGGTTCCAGTCCTTCGCCACCGAATCCTTCTTCGTACAGTTCAAGTCCGCGCCTGTATGCCGCACGAACATCCTGTGGCGCGACTTCCTTCTGCTTGACTGCGATTTCGATAGTGATGCCCGATTCGTCTTCGTCGTCATCGACTTCACCTGCCGCGTAGGCATCGCACACGTAGTCGTTCATCACGTTGTCTTGCCACAAATGACAATAGCTGTGCGCGTAGTGCTTGCACGTTCCACAGTTGACGGCATCGTCCATTGACGGTCGATAGCTTTCTGGCAACACCTTCAATTCTTCCGATGCTTCCAGTGCGGCAATCTGGTCCACTGCTGCTTCGCGTGTTTGGTGACAGCCCATCTGCATGCCGTCGTCATCCTTGATCACGGCATATTGACCGCCGATTCCGTCGGCTGTCTGGCAAGGTCCTTCTTTGATTGAATATGGCATTAGACAACGGGAATCATGGTACAACGACAGTTTATGATTTCTTCTGGTGGTCCGGCTGGATCGCCCGGGAAGTCAAGCGCAACGCCCATCACGTCGAAGGTCTGATTGATGGCAACCTGCTGACCATCGACAAGGTCATGCGATTCGCGCACGCGACCGTCACGCTGTGACAGCCATTGCTTTTGGTTTACACCAGACATTCGGAATGCTTCCTTCTGCCCAGATTCGAAAGCCGAATTGACCGTCGTGGAAACGATGGTCGGAATCCTGTTTGCCTGTATGCCTTCGAAGGTCTGTCTGACCTGTGCCGTGATCCGTTCGATCATGGTCTGGTTGTCCAGTCCCGAATCAACCTGTGCGATTGCTTTGGCGATCTGGTCTTCGGTTGTCTGAATGACGTTGACGTACTTCGAACGCCTGATCATTTCTTCGACGACATCTGGCGCAAGTTCACGCACACGCTGTGCCTGTGATATGCCAAGACGTGACTGACCGCGAATCAATCCTTCGGACAATGCCGAAAGTACAGCGTTCCTGATGGCTGGTTCGATTTCCATAAGCGCATCTTCGTATCGGAAGATCTGCGCCACCGATAGATCTGCTTTCAATGATTGCAGACGTTCGATGACCTTGTCTTCGATGCGTCTGAATGCCGATGCGATGCTGTCTTCGACATCACGTTCGACGGCACGCTTGCGCCTGTCAATGGCACGCCATTCGCGTTCCAGTTCTGCTGGCGTGAATGCTTTACCTGCTTTGCGTTGAAGCCCGATCTTGTGTAGAACGACTGCCGACCTGTGTTCGGGTTGAAGGTCGGCGTCTAAAAATCGAACGGTGGACTGAATGCCGACTTGTAGTCTTCGCCGTCCTGCAAGCGCGCCTTGATGACGTGATAGATGTCATCGGGAATGTGGTCTGGACTGAATGGCGCATCTGACCCGCGTGACTTGACCTTGCGTCGCCAAGCACGGATTTCCGATTCGATCGCCTGCGTGTCGTCGGTGACTTCGTCGGTTACTTCGGGTGTGACTTCGGGTGTAACCTGCTGAACTGGACCATAGCCCAAAAGCGCACGTGCTTCGTCGACCGTTAGGACTGGCGCGCCGCCTGTCAGCTGTGCGACCGACTGTGCCTTTTCCACTTCGTATCGTTGCATCACTTCCAGTCGCTTTGGTTCGAAGCTGAATCGAACGCCCATTTCGCGCAGGAACGTTGCATTGATGCGATGACTGATTCGGTCTGCCTGTGGCAAGATGGTCTTCGTGTAGAAGTTGACATCGTCCTGCTGTGCCGTGGCGAAGTTCGCCGCGCCGCTGATGACAAACGAAAAAGGAACGCCAAGCGTGACGGCAATTAGTTCACGCTGTTCACGTGACAGTTGAAGGTTGCCAAGATCCTTGATGCCTTCGCCGATCGTCTGGACATTGACGGCATCTGCTTCCACGACCTTCGTTGTCCCGGCATTGCCTTTGCCGCTGAACCATCCACGCCATCCACGTTCGATCCGATCGCGTTCTTCGCGTGGTGTCCCCATCGGAACGCCGATCAGCGTTGCCTTCAACAGTCCGTTGTCAAGCGTGCTGTCCAAGTAGGTCTGCAAGGAATGCAGGACGTCTGCGCCTGTGCGTGCCGCGTGTCCGATGGCACTTCCCGGTCCGACTTCGGTCAGTGGATCTTGTTGGTAGATGGCAATGACATCTTCGACGTCCAACATGGCTTCCTTGCCATTGACCGTTCGCTTGTAGGCGTAGACCTTGCCCGACGTGTCGTGCTGTGGCTGGACCGTGTTAGGCGACATCCATTGAAGCGTGATCAGCTTGCCGTTGTCGTAGACCTTCAACCAGTATGCCGCGCCGACCAAGATCAATGATGCTTCGGTCTTGAAGATCAAGTCCGACCATCCAGTCATGAATCCCAGCTGTTCCGGGAAGTCGTAGTCGGCATCGGAATCAAACAGAATGTTTTCCCGATTGTTGACGTCAATGACCGTGTACGGAATGCCGCCCAGTGCCGCCGCACGAAGGTCCACACAAGCGCGCAAGAATCCATTGACCCGATACGCTTCCACAATGGTCAAGTGCTTCGCGTTCGTTTCCTGTCCGTGCAACATTTCAGCGATCAAGGAATCGGCACGAAAGTTCTTGATGCCTTTGGTCGGCGTTATCAGTTGAAAAGCCATGATCGTCTTGTCGCCGTTTGTGTATATGCAAGTGCCAAAGACATCACCATGTCGTCGTGCATACCAGATGGCGCATTGTATCGGATGTTGCCCGATGGTAGGCGTTCCATTTCGTATGCTTCCAATTCTTGGATCAAGGCAATGTCGTTGGGAATCTGGATTGTTCCTTGTTCAAACGCCAAAGATAACGATTCGATCGCTTCTGCTTTTGATGACGCTGTCGTCAAGAACGGTCGGACTGGCAATCCTTCACGTCGCAGTTGTTCAATGATCGGTTCGCCCATGCTGTTTGATTCGGCAACGATGACCCGTGGCTTCCACTTGTCGCACAGTGCCTTCAATCGTTGAACCTGCACGTGATAGTCCACCTTGTTCGATCGGTCGATGGTTAGGACTGCGCCTTGCGCCGCATCGAATACCGTGAAGACGGTGAAGTCATTCAGCTTGCCCCAGTCCACGCCGACGACGATGTGGCTGTCTTGCGTTCTACTGATGTCTTCGCGCACGGCATCGCGAACCTTGCGAAACACGCCGCCGCCATCTTCGACGAATTCGGCTTCGATTTCCTGCAAGTAGATCCGTTCGGGAAGATCCGCCTTCATGGCAAGGATTTCGTCTGGATGAATTGCCGGGTTGCTGAATGACGACATCTGCCATCGCATCCAGTTGCCGCCTTCCTTGCGAAACAGTTGCCAGAAGAAGTTGCGTCCTTTGGGCGTCGATAGAAACCATGCTTCACCTTGAAGGTCGGCAAGCGTTGGTCTGATCGCCGCTGTCCATGCGTCTTTCAGATGCCGAACCATCGCCGCTTCATCAATGATGACTGCCTTGTACTTGCGACCACGTGCGACGTCGATGTCTTCCAGCGACCAGAATTCGATCAAGCCGCCACCGATCAGTTCGATGCGCCGTTCGCTGGCATTCTTCTTCTGGACCATTGGCGCAAGCGTGATCGTCGCCTGCCGCCACACGTCCAACAGTGACTTGTAGTATGGCGCGAACCAAGCGACGGGTTGCCCAGCGATGGCATGGCGAATGACGATGTCCAGACCAAGCGTTGTCTTGCCCCAACGACGACCGCACGCCAGCACATTGAATCGCTTGGCTTCACGAAGGACTTGACGTTGCGCACGATGTGGTCGTGGCAGTTTCAGATCAATCTTCTTCGTCTTCATCGAATGCGTCTTCGTAGATCACATGGACGACCTGTGGTTCGCCGATGTGTTCTGTTTCGGTCCGTTCGATGTATCCGCGATGCTTGCCTTTGGTCTTCAAGAAGAAGATGTTCGCCGCTGGATTGCCTTCCTTGATCAACTTGTGCAACTGCGATTCAGCGAAGTCAACGGCAACGTCGTCGATTTCGCGCACAGCCATTCGGTAAGCTTCATCACTGCGCATCCAGTCGTAGTGCGTTGACCGATGAATGCCCACAGCTTTGCATGCACTGGTGACGATGCCAAGTGATGCTTCAAGAGCTTCAAGCATCTGCGCCTTTCTTGTGTCGGTTGTGTTGGTCGGCATGACGTTCGCTGGCTAGATGATCTGATGCCATTGAAGGTACGAATCATCACTTGTGGTCAATCCATCCTGTAAACAGGATGACAAGTAAAAGCGGAATCAAAAAGATGAAGATGATGAACGCTTCCGCACGTCTTCTTCCAGAAATAGGTTGTGGATCAAGTCTGCTTCGCATGGTGTTTCCTCCTGTGATTGTGTAAGCATTAAAAGAAAGCGCATCCAAGAATCCAGATCACGAATGGTGACGAAGCCGTAGTTCTGCGCCATCATTTCTTCCCTGAATTTCTGTTGCGACATGGTCAGTTTGTTCTTGCCGTGTTTTACTTCGATCCACCAGCCGTGAATGTTTCGGTCGGTGTGTCCCGTAGGATATGCAAGGAACAGATCTGCGACGCCTGCCTTTACGCCTTCGGCTTTCAGCTTGGCGCCCGTGATCTTGTCGCGTGATCCGCCGTTAGGTATGGCGAACAGCCACCATTCCTGATGTGGCTTGCACGTGTATCGCCAGTACTTGACCATCAGTACTTGCAGTTTGTGTTCTTCCTGCTTCATTGCGATAGTTGAATGGTTTCCATTTCGTCCATCCAATAGCGATGAAACCTTGCGCATCTGTCCTTCCAGTAGTCCGCCGCTTCGATAGATGCCATCTTGTAGGCGTGGAAGTCAAGGATATTGCGACATTCCAGCATGTTGCGCGAATCTGGTTTGCACTGGTCGTAGGTATGAACATCAAATGCCGTAAGGTAGCCACTGATCGTCGACTTTGACATCTTTGCCCGTTTGGCAATCCAGCTGATATTTCTGCCGCTTTGAAATTGCAAGATCCATGTTTCAACATCCTTTCTGGTCACGAATGATCTGGATGCTTTGCCGTGATCGATATTGAAGCGCATGATCAGTGCCGCTACGTATCTGGCGCGCAGATTGTAGTCCTTGCAGAAGTCTTTGACTTGCTTGCCTTTGTCGATGTAGGACTGCAAGATTTCGGCATACTCCGTCGATGTGTGTCTGGTGGTCATAGCGTGTAGACGTTGTGTTCGACTTCGCGCAGTTGCGATGTCAATGCGTACATGATGATGTGCGTGGTAGGTTTTCCTGTTTCGTGGTTGTAGTCGGCTTCGTATCGCCGATACTGCTGGACAGTGCTGATAGGAACCATGATGCACGTGAATTCATGTCCTTCAAGGTCCGTGTTGTTCATGATGCGACAGTATTCGCTTGGAAAGATTAAGCCGCGCTTGTATGCCCATTCAAGACTTTGCGTGCGCTTTGTGTCATTTAAGCGATCCCACTGTTCCCGCGTGTGCCCAGTCCGACGTAATGCGATGTCTTCGATGACGTGTGCGTCCAGTCCGTTCATGCTGTGTTCTTGGTGACGTAGTAGTAGCCTTGCGGATTCGACTTGATGACCAGTTCGCCTGCCAAGACTTTCTTGACGGCATCGGGTGATATGTTGCCTTCCTTCTGCATGCGTTGCAGCATCTGCTTCATGACGGTCGAAATGTTGGTCGCACGTTCGACTTCGTTTCCATCCACTTCCAGCGATCGCTTGTACCGCTTGATCATGTCTTCGACGTTTCCCGGCTTGTATCCTTCTTCATGCCAGAATTCGCACGTGTTGCGCCACGCAGGAATGTTGTCCTTGACGTGATGTGCAATTAGGTCCCGCTGGAATGGTCGCAGTGGTTTGTGAAATACTTCGATGTAGATCTTGACCGCTTCATTGCTTTCAACCTTCCAGTGATCGCGCGCGATTTCCTTTTCCACACTTTTACTTTCTTTTACTTTACTTTCTTTTCCTTTACTTTCCTTTAATGCCAGAGGGTTGCTATGGCGATGCTCTGGCGATGCTACGGCATGGCTTTGGCGATGCTTTGACTGTGCTTTGGCGATGCCACCTTTTCTACCTGCTTCGCGCAGTTTCTGCTTGCGTTCTTGGTAGACTTCCATGCGACGCATCAACGATTCCGACCAGAACCATTCGTCGTCGCGATCAAACAAGCCGTATCGGGTGATGACTGTCTGGACCTTCTCCGCTGACGTGTTGTAACGTCTGGCAAGCCCATTCAGCATTCGAAGTGGGCATTTGAAGTCGGCTTCCGATCGTAGGGTTTCGACCAGCATCCAGTAGATGCCGTAGCCTTCCATGCCCAGTTCGTCGATCAGCACAACGCACTTTGGATCATCCTTTGCGTTGGCATCATGCGAAAAGTAATACGCATCCTTCATGTAGGAACACCTTCATGTCTTCGAAGGTATCACTACCTTCATTGGTTTACTTGGATCGGGGATTTGGTTGGAAGCCGTCCCCGATCCTTTTTTGTTTAGACCATTGCCATTCCAACTGGTTCCGTCATTGCAGGAATGGTGGAAACGAAACCTTGTCTTCCTGCGTCATTTTGCTTGCCTCCGGCTTGATCCTGTATACGCTGATGTAGCCTGCCAGCATGTCGAACGGAACCTTGCGATATGCCGACACCCACTGATTACCATTGGCGTCACGCGTTGGGCGATTTTTAATCAGCTTGGTATTTTCGCGAATGTATTTGTAGTGCTTCTTAAAGCGTTCCGTAAATGGCAAGAATATCATTGTGCGTGTCTTCTTTGAAACGAACACAAGTAGATCGGCTTTTGTCTTGTAGACCCAACCATACGTCCGATATTCAAGGTTAGACCAGTCTTCGAAGACAAGCATCTTGTTGTCCTTGTAGTTCGCCTTGACTTCGTACGTCCCAATCTTGGTCAGATAGTCCGTATCGATTACTTGAAACTGCTGACAGCCTGTGACGTCTTCGTACGTGATGCCTAAGAAGTCCAAGAAGTCTTCCTTGAAGATCTGTTCGCCTTTCTTGCCGCGCTTTTTGTCTTCTTCAAATGATGTGGTCATAATTCCCTGCAAAAGTGTTGTAACTTGAAGTGTTCGATGCGATGTGCATTGTTCTTCCTGCATGGCGGCTGGTCGATCGACGGATCCCAGCCGCCTTTTTTTTCTACCTGCGCAAGTATGTCCTGCGCCGCGCAAGCACAACGACGGTCTTGCCGTTCATCACCATGCTTGCCATTTCCTGTCTGCTTTCCAGCCGCGCGCCGACGATGCCGACTCCGTATTGGATAAACTCCTGCTGATTTTCAAATGTCCGCAGTGTCATGTCGTCGTGGTACAAACGGATTCTGTGTGTTCCATGCCGTCGCAATAGACCAGTCACAAACGGATTCTCTACGCCGATCTGTTCGACGGCTTTCTTGGCGCGTATTCTTCTTGATGCTGACATAGTTCTACCTGTCTTTTTTGTTGATTGGTGGTGGCGTGATTTCACACCACCAGTTAACGTGTACTGTTACCCACTTCCAGCGATTGCCGTCGAAGTAGTCGATATGTGGACCGTCGTAGTCGTAATGACCCGGCACGTCTTCCCAGACCAAGTACCAGCCGGATTCGCGTGGCTGTGTGTATGGATACTTGTGCCAGTTCATCGTATCACTGTGGCTTTCAAGTACGACTTGCCAAAGGACAGTACAGCTGGTTCGATTTCTTCGCCGTATGGATCGACGACCATGTTGCCTGTGTCTGCCGCGACCTTCGCCGCCTGTTCGACCTGCTTGCGATGCACTTCCAGTTCCTTCCACTTGCCGATGTGCTTGTAGGAATACATCTTGCGACCTTGCACGACTTCGATTCGGAATCCGTCGACCTTGTAGTCATCTGCGCCGATGGATTCGCGTTCGTTGATCGCCGCATCTTCGATCAGCCCCATTGCCCACTTCACCTTGTCCAGCATCTGCTTCATTTCGAACCATGCTTCCAGTGGACTGGTGTCGCCGTCGTTGACGTTGTTGACCAGTTCGGTCAAGTGTGCGTTTAGTATGTCTTTCATTGTTCTTCCTGTTTAGTGTTTTGCCGCGCCATATGCATAATAAAACGCGACAAATGAATGTTAACGCGATAAAAGCGTGTGTTTACTTGGGTTTGTTGACATAAATGCCCGTGAATTGAACGGTTATTGCCGCAATTACGATAAAAACCGATGTTTACTGTGCTGTTAGTAATTCAAAGTCGCGATTGTTGACGCGATACTTGCCCTTGATCTGATCGACCGTGTATTCGCCCAGACGGACGCCATCCAAGATCTTCTGACCACGGTCAGTGATGTTGCCATCCTTGTCCGTCAGATTTAGCCACGATTTGTCGCCAGAAGCGCTTGTGCCGCCTTGCCCTTGTGATGTATTGGGTCGACGTGCGTTCGTGCGTTGTGGGCGATTCTGCGAAGCCGTAGGCGCCTTGTTCTTCCAAACATCCGCGCCGATTCCAAGAAACGATCCGATCTTGGTGACGGCATCGGTCATCGCGCCTTTGTAGGCATCGCCACGGTCTGGGTTGTCGTTGCCACCGTACGATTCCAACTTGATCATGTCGCCGCCTTCGACTGGACTATACGCCCAGAAGTGGACGCGCAGGACGATCATCTTGTCTGCGGCTTCGATAACGTCTGATGTAGTCCCCCACCGCCCGACGCCAAAGACCTGATTGAAGCGTTCCGTAACGAAGATGGCGTTGATCGTTGATAAGTACGACTTGCTTGGATGCGGCTTGATGGCTTCCGCTGGAAGTGGCGCATTCAATGCGTCTTGTAGTTGCTGTTGTGTCATTGTTCTTCCTGTTTATTTGGTCCATGTGATACGGACTGTTTTCTGGTTGTCGTCAAAGATCACCTTCGACACTTGGTAGCCGAATGCGGCAAACCACTTCTTGAATTCGTCGATGGCTGGTGATCCGTAGTCAAAGCGTGTAGTAATCATCATTCTTCCTGTTTGGTGATTGCTTCAAGGTACAAAATGTTTGTGTATTAGTCAACCCGCCAGTTGGTCGGAAGGTCATCCAATAGCGTTGCCATCTGCATCAATTCCAGTGCGCGTTCCCGGCACAGCTGCGCCATTGCCGATCGCATGTCGTCCAGACGTCGCATGGATGTCCGTCCGCTGGTGATGCTTGTGACCAGACTGCTTTTGGCGACGCCTGCTTCTGATGCGACATCGTCCCACGTCAGACCAACTGCCGCACGTGCGTCCATCAGACGCTTGCGAATCTGTTCTTTGTTTAGATCTTGATCACTTCCTGCACTGACAACCACTTTGTCACCAGTTCGCACGGATTGTGCATGTTTGTTGGCACTTCTTCGTTGCATGGAATCCAGTCTTTGTTGATCTGTCCAGCACTATTGATGGACAGTGTAATGTGATAAAAGCGAAAGTCGGGAATGCTTGGCATCAATCGGTAGTCATCTTCCCGGATGCACTGGACCAGCTTGCGCGCCGCTTCAATGGTGAAGACCTGCAACAAGTGACTGCTGGTGAAGACAGTCCCGACCCAAGAGTCGTCGTAACACACGATGTGCGCCACAACGCCTTCTTCGCAAGGAAGAATGATGACGGCGTTGGACGCATCTAAGTCGTGCAAGGTATTCGGAATCACGACCGCTTGCCGTAGTAGTCTTCTTCGGCGAACCTGTGAAACCTTGCAGTCACTTTCTTCTGCCACTTGGCATCGTGCATGCAAGCGATGATTTCAGCATCGCCTTCGAAATGATCCAAGTAATGGATGATGACTTCGTCACGATGACCGCTGACGTTCTCCATCATGTCGAAGTAGAAGGTCTTGCGTTCCATGACAAGCGCGCATTGCGCCTTGCCTTGACCTTTCACATACGATGCGTAGACGGTCCGATTGTCCGGCATCACGCGATACAGCATCTTGGCGAAGTAATGCAACTGGTTGGGCGCAGTCTGTTCGTACCAGTCCTGCAATGATTGATGATACATGGTTCTTCCTGTGTTTAGTGGTTGTTGGGATCGTTGCGGCACGTGTAGCAGTCGCAAGCGATGTGTATGATTGGCAAGGCATCTTTGATGATGTCCAGTTCACGACGGGTTTCATCCAGCTGT